GAAAAGGCATGGGCTGATGCTGCAGATACCCGTGCTGCTGTAGCTGTTCGTGAAGAACGGGATGCACTACTAGCTGCTACCGATTGGATGGGCAACAGTGATGTAACCATGTCTAGTGCATGGACTACTTATCGTGCAGCACTACGGGATGTACCAGCACAGAGTGGCTTCCCTAATAGTATTACGTGGCCTACCAAGCCTAGCTAAAGGATAGAACATGACTAAAGCAAGAGATACAGCAAACCTAACTGGTAGTGGGGTAGGTCTGTCACTACTAGACATTGATGCAGGTACAGATATCGGTGCTGCTCTTGTAGATGCTGACCTTATGATTGTAGACGATGGGGCAGGTGGTACAAACCGCAAGGCTACCATGAGTAGATTAGCTACTTATATGGGTGGTAAGATTACTGGTGGTAGTTTAGTTTATATAGCCTCTAGTGGTGCTATAAGTGATGCAGCAGATGTACAATTTAGGGCGCAAGATGGACACTTTGATCCTACTAAGTATGATCACTATCAATTTTGGTTACAAGATGTTCGCCCACAAACTGACACAGAGTATTTATATTGCCATGTAAGCACTGATGATGGAAGTAATTATGATACTACAAATGGTAATTATCACCTTGGCGGCACTGGCGGAACTGATACCTATGGCCTCCCTGTTGCTAGAAATGGCGGTATAGGCAGTGGAGTTAGTACTGAGTATGGTGTTAGTGGGCAGTTTATGCTGCTTTGCCCTCACAGAACTTCTTATACTAAATCTCAAAGTCTTACAGTTTACGATAGGGATGGGAATGTTTACCAGATGAGTGCAAGTTCTTTCAGTTCTGGTGTGCATTTAGTATCACAGGATGTAGATGCAGTACAATTTAAAATGAGTAGTGGCAATATAGAATCAGGTGAAATTGTAATGTATGGCATTGCAAACGGAACATAAGGAAAAACAATGGCAGGTTATATAGGTGGTAAGGTAGCAGTATCAGCACCACAACAAATAGAAACAAAGCACACAATTACGGCAACAGCCAGCCAAACCAGTATTCCTAATGTTGGTTATACTGTCGGTGCTGTGCATGTTTATCAGAACGGTATACGCCTAGTAGATGGCACAGACTACACTGCCACTAATGGCTCTACTGTTACACTAGAGACAGGTGCTACTGAAGGTGATCAAATTGTTATTGTGTCACATGGTAGTTTTGAAACAAGTGATACAGTAAGTAAGGCATCAGGTGGTACGTTTGCTGCTGGCATTACAGTTAATGGTGTTGGTGCTTTTGGTTCTGGTACTACAGTAGGTGGTGCAGCAGTTAAGGTAGCAGGTAAAGAAACCATATGGGTTCCTGCCAGTGCCATGCAGCCTACTACTTCTAATCCTTGCTCTGACTTAACTACAGTAGAGACTACATCAGGCAGACCTGATATGGTTGTATTAGACTTTGATGATGGTGCTGATGAACATGCACAATTTAGTGTAGCATTTCCTAAATCATGGAACTTAGGCACAGTTACCTTTAAGGCTTATTGGACTACTACGGCAACAGATACAGATGGCTGTACTTGGGGTCTTCAAGGCGTAGCTATGAATGATAATGAAACTATTGATGTAGTCTACGGGACGGCAGTAGTTGTTGATGACGCAGCACAAGGGGCAGCAGAAGAACTTTATGTAACTGCAGAAAGTGGTGCTATTACTATTGCTGGAACTCCTGCAGATGAAGACCTATGTTTCTTTAGGGTCTTTAGGGATGTATCAGATAGTAATGACACTATGGCAGAAGATGCACGTTTGTTAGGTATTAAACTATTCTTTACCACTGATGCGGCGAATGATGCATAATGAGTAGCTTTGGTTATAATATGTTAGGCTTTGGTGGTTATCCAAATAGGGGAGGCCCCGTAGAGGCGTCAGGCGGTACAAAAACAACATCTGGTGAGTATACAATTCACACCTTTACAAGTTCTGGAACATTCTCTGTATCTAGTGGCGGTGATATGGAATACCTTGTTTTAGCTGGTGGTGGCGGTGGCGGCGCTCACTATGGAGGTGGCGGCGGTGCGGGTGGTTTTAGAGCCATTACAACTACTACAGTTAGTGCAGCAGATTATACAGTAACTGTTGGTGCTGGTGGTGCTGCTGGTGTCTATGCAACTGGTGGTGACTCTTCGGCTGGAACTATTGGCTCAAACAGTGTTTTTAATAGTATTACTTCCAATGGTGGTGGCGGCGGGGGCGCAAGAGGAAGTTCTGCTGCTACTTCTGGAGGATCAGGTGGTGGTGGGGGCAATGAAGGTTCAGGAACAACTCCCGGAAATGGCACAGCAGGTCAAGGGAATAATGGCGGTAATGGATATGACTCAGGTACTAGTTCCGGTGGCGGCGGCGGTGGGGGTGCTGGTGCAGTAGGTGGCAATGCTTCCAGTGGCAATGGCGGGACAGGAGGTTCTGGTACTGCTAGTTCAATTTCAGGCTCTTCTGTGACTAGAGCTGGTGGTGGCGGTGGTGCTGAAAACAGTGGCGGTTCATCTGGTGGGTCAGGTGGTGGCGGCAATGGTGCGTCAACAGGCGGTGCTGGTACGGTCAATAAAGGTGCTGGCGGCGGCGGTGGCGATTCACAGGGCAATGGTGGATCAGGGGGCAGTGGTATAGTTATTATAAGGTATTTAACGGAATGAGCCATTATGCAAAAATAGAAGATAGAATTGTTACTCAAGTAATTGTTGCGGAGCAAGATTTCGTTGATACTCAGGTAGGGACTTGGGTTCAAACATCTTACAATACATACGGTGGTCAGCATACGTTAGGCAACACTCCTTTGCGGAAAAACTATGCTGGTATTGGCTACACATATGACAGCACAAGGGATGCTTTTTATGCACCACAGCCTTACCCAAGTTGGACACTAAACGAAACGTCTTGTTTATGGGAGCCACCTGTTGCGTATCCTAGTGATGACAAAAGTTACACTTGGAATGAAGACACAACAAGTTGGGTTGAAGTAGATTAATAATAAGGAAACAGAATGTCAGGATATATAGGCGCAATACCTACCCCACAGGCTACACAAAGTCGGGACGTATATACAGCCACATCAAATCAAACTACATTTACTACCCAAGGGTATACCCCTGATCTTGTTTCTGTATATCTTAACGGTGTACACTTAGCTAGGGCAGACTATACAGCTACCAATGGGTCAGACGTTGTGTTGGCCTCTGGTGCTACAGCTAATGATACAGTAGAGATTGTAGCCTTTAGTACGTTTGATACAAGTAACAGTGTATTTACAAGTGATGTAGTAGCCTCTGGTGCTACACTTCAAGCCACAGGTGACACAGCAGCAGGGGATGATGCAGCTATTGGTTACACTGCAGCAGAAGGTATTATCATTACTGGTCAGGGTACAACCAATGATGTAACAATTAAGAATGATGCAGACGCAGACGTAATTGAGATACCTACAGGCACTACTTCTGTTACCATGACAGGCTCACTAAAGCCTCTGACATACCAAGAAACATATGTAGCTAATAGCACAGGTTCTACAACTACACTTGATCTAGCTACAGGCACATCTTTTTCTGTTACACTATCCGAGAACACTACGTTTGCATTCAGCAATCCACCTACAAGTGGTACAGCATACAGCTTTACTTTGTTTATTACTCAACCTGCGTCAGCTAAAACTATTGCTTGGCCCGGATCAGTAGATTGGGCAGGAGGATCAGCACCAGATGCACCGGGAAATAGTGAAGTAAACGGATACGGTTTCTTTACACGTGATGGTGGTACTACTTATTACGGCTTCCTTGGAGGGGCGGCACTTGGCTAAGTCATTCTTCAATACAGGACTGTTAGGTGCTGCTGGTTCTTCTGCACCATCAGACGATCAGTTCAACCGTGTTAGTTTTCTCAGTCATTTTGAGGGCAGTAACAACGGTGTGAACAATGCGTTTGATGATGGCTCTGACAGTAACCACACAATCACAGCCAATGGCAATGTAACTCAAGGCTCGTTTAATCCGTACGGAACTAATTGGGCT